GCGGCACAGGCGTTTACTACAGGGGACGCTGAGGCAGTAGCACACTACGTGAAACTGTTTAGGGAAACCTTAGAGCCGGAAGTACCGCATGAGCGTCAGACTCGCCAAGCCGAACTCGAGAAACAGGTCGCGCCAAATCGTTCAGCGAATTCCGCTAATACGAAGAGCGTAGGAAAAGATGTTAAGGTTTACTCCGAAAGGGAAATCGCCGCAGCTTGGACTAAAATACGCACTTTGAATACGCGGCATAAGTACGACGAGGCCCAAAAACTTGAAGCAGATATAACAACTGCATATCTCGAAGGCCGTGTACGATAGTATATGTGTTAACGGGTAGGCAGCTGTTAGTAACCAACTAAACTAATAGGAGGCCATTATGGCTGCTGTATTCCCCGTCGTCGGATCAGGATCATTCGACACAAACCCGTCTTACTCTGGCGGTTTCATTCCACAACTGTGGTCCAATAAACTCAACGCTAAGTTCTATGCGAACACCATGATGACTGAGATTGCCAATACCGATTGGGAAGGCGAGATCAAAAATCAGGGCGACACAATTCGCATCCGTACTGCACCATCAATCACAATTAATGATTATGCTGGCGCTGGTACAACTCTTACCTCTGAAGTTCCTACGCCTATCTACCTAGATATGCAGATCAACAAAGGTAAATACTTCAGCGTGCAGGTCAACGACGTACTTGCTCACCAAGCCGATATGGACTTGATGAACATGTTCACCGATGATGCTGCAAAGCAATTGAAGATCAACATTGAAAACGAATGTTTCTTCAACTGGTTCGTTACTGAAGGCGCTCACGCTTCTAACGCAGGCGGCACTGCTGGTGCGTTGTCTAGTGAGTACAACCTCGGTACTGACGTTGCTCCAATCGACCAAGCTACTCCTAAGAACGTACTGGATACGATCCTTCGTATGTCAGCTGCTCTTGACGAGCAAAACGTTCCTGAAGATGGCCGTTGGTTGATCCTTTCGCCTTTCGACCGCCAGTTGCTCATGCAAACTGACATCGCTCAGGCGTACTTCACAGGAGATGCTTCAAGCACCATCCGTACTGGTAAGATCGGTATGTTGGATCGCTTCGAAGTTTATGTTTCTAACCTTCTACCTAAGGGCGCTGCTGGTAAAGCATTGGTTCCCGGTCTTGCTGCCACTTCAGGCGGTGCTACCGTGTCTAACGCTAAGGCTCGTCGCATGATGGTAGCTGGTACGAAAGCATCTTGTGCATTCGCATCGCAGATCAGCAAAACTGAACCTCTTCGTAATCAAACGGACTTTGGCGACATCGTTCGTGGCCTAGCCGTTTATGGCCGCAAGGTCATCAAGCCTGAGGCTTTGATTACTACGATTGTAGGCGCGGCATCTTAATAGCCCTTTGAGGGGGGGTTCGCCCCCCTTCTTCTAACTCTGGAGGTTATTATGGATGTATTTGATTTTATAAACGCCGTAGACGCTGAAGTTGTTGCCAATAAGGCAGTAGTTAAGCTCGACGGTTCACGCGTGGTTGTAGCCCAAGTAATCGGCGACAAGATGGTTCTAACTGCCGAAGGCGAAGAGATGGCTAAGAATACTAAGCCCGCTCCTGCACCTAAAGCTAAGAATACTAAGTCGAAGACAGCTAAAGCTGCCGCTGCACCCAAATCTAGCGAATAGGGGGTAACGGATGTCTACCGTAAAAGTCACGGACATTATTAGACGAGTAGAGGATGTCCTACAGGACACCAATATTCGATGGCCGCGTACGGAATTGCAGAACTGGATGAACGAGTCTTACCTCGCCATTACTCTTGCACGTCCTGACGCTAATGCCAAAACAGGCTCATTCACTTGCGCAGCAGGCACACGGCAGGTTCTCTCATCAGAGTTCCCGTCTAGTCTTCGTTTGCTGGATGTTACACGAAACTTAGCCACCAACTCAGGCTACAAGGTTATTCGCCTTGTTGCTCGTAGTGTTCTGGACGATCAGCGACCCGCATGGCACGCTGAGACTGGTACGACAGCTATCCAGCACTTCACGTTTGACCCACGTCAACCGAAAGAGTTCTTTGTCTATCCACCGGCTACAACAGCCGCTGAAATTGAAGTTGTTTACACGGACTCTCCGGGTGCAACTGCTCTGACAGAAACTCAACTCGACCCGGCAGGTTCAGATACAACAGTTATTCTGTTGGACGACATCTACATGTCCCCAATGATAGACTGGATTCTGTACAGAGCGTACTCGAAAGATGCTGAATACGGTGCCAACGAGCAACGTGCGCAGGCAGCTTACGGGGCATTTAACGCAGCTCTGGCCACTAAAAACCAAGTAGACTCGGCAGTATCGCCGTCTAACATGAGTTCGGTGACTTAATATGGCAGTAGCATGGGCTAGTTTCCTTCCGTATATTCAGCCCCTGCTTCCGGGCTGCCCGGAAATAATCATCGAAACTCACTTGCAAGAAGCGGCAGCTGAGTTTTGTGCGGTCAGTCAGATATGGCGTTACGACATAGATAAGGACTACACCAGTAGAAATACTGCTGAGTACGAAATCGAGGTGCCTACTCGTGCTGTTTTGGAGGACATTCTAATCCTCTATATAAACGGTACAGCGGTAAACCGTGTGTCAGACCGTCATTTCGACCTGCCCAGCGGCGTAGCCAACGGGCGTCCCATGTCTTTTAGTATATACCAAGACTCTCAGATTAGGTTTTACCCAACCCCGGACGGCAAGTACGAGTTCGAGGGTACCGGTGTAATCAAACCATCTTTGACAGCTACAGGCGTGGAGGACTTTATCTTTGAATCATACGGTCGTTCAATCGCTTGTGGGGCTATATTTCGCCTAGCGATAATCCCCGGCAAAGAATGGACTAACCCTGAACTTGCGGCTTACTACAAGTCCGAATTCTACAAGCACGCCACTGACGCTAAAGGCCGTGACACACGCGGCGCTAGTCTTCGGGCCAAGATGGTTGGGTTTGACAAAGCCAGCGTTCGCAGGGGGATTTAATGGCACAGATATTTAAATACGTTCAAGGAGATACCGGTCCACAGATTCGTGTAACCCTTACGAACGAAGATGATAACGCACCGGTCGACTTGACCAGTGCTACAGTTACTTTGCACTTCCGAGAAGCGGGCGCTGAAAGCGTTTTGTTCTCTCGACAGTTCTTCATTAACCCTGAGACGGCAGACACAGGTGTCGCTGTACTCCAGTGGAGCGTTGGAGACCTAGAAGTAGATGCTGGTACTTACGAAGGTGAGATTGAGGTTGTTCGAAGCAGCGGTGTCCGTGAGACATTGTTCGACAAGCTCAAGTTCAAAATTCGGGAGGACTTTGCGTGAAGTTAGGGTCTGTCGAGCTTGTTAATGCGTTATCTGCTAAATTTGAGCAGTTAAACGTACTTACGCAAACTTCGGTAAACATTAACCAAAACGTTGTAAAAGCGGAGCTAGGTAACTTCCTGCTCTTCGCTTCGTTCCTTGACACCTTCTACATTGATGATGGGTCACGCCCCTCAGACAAGATTATATTCGACTTCCTAAAGCCCTTACTGGATGACGCCGCCATTACGGATATTGCGTCCAAAGGGGTGATTAAAGCGTTCAACGACGCTGGTTATGTCACAGACAGCGAAAGAGTTCAGTTTGTTAAAAACGCTTTTGAGACCATTACGACCAGTGACCCGTACTACTTCGAGTTTGCTAAGGCTCTCAACGACAGTGTTTCTGGCGTGGGAGACCATGCGTTTATTTTCACGAAGAAAGTACACGGGGAAACTCCTACGGTAAGTGAGAGCGTCTCTTTAGGCGCTGGCCTTGGTAAGTCTGACAGCTCAACGGCCCTAGATGAGCCTGCGTTTACTGTTGGCAAGCCTTTACTTGATGACTCTGCGCTTATTGATGCGCACACACTAGCGTTTGCAAAGATACTCTCCGACCAAGTGGCAAGTGCTGGAGACCACGTTATTATCTTCGCTAAGAAGGCAGCGGACGAAGTTGTTGCTACCCTCGACCTTTTACAAAAGAACTTTGGTACCGCGTTCGATGATGCAGCTTCGCTCTCAGAAGCTCATTCTATTGCAACCAGTAAACCTATTGCTGAGATAATAGCCAGTGCAGGCGATCAGGCTTTCTTATTTGCCAAGAAAGTATCGACTGACCCAGTGGGGGCAGTGGATGATGATGTCTTAGCCTTCGCTAAAGCTCTCTCAGACCACGGATTTATTTCCGAGGCCATTGATACTCTTACAATAGGAAAAGTGCTTACAGAGGCTCCAGCGGCGTCTGATGCAATTAACTCTAAAGTAAGTACAAAACAACTTAGTGACACAGTCAGTTTTACAGACGATGTAGACGGTTCTGCTTCTATTCTTGACGACCAAGAGATGCAGTTTACGAAAATCAAAACAGACGTCGCAGCTGCGATTGATGTGTTTGAACGTCAGGTTGACTTCGACAGGGCGTTTGCAGATGCCAGTGGCGTCGTTGATAATGACCTTCTGGCTATAGGAAAAACTCTCTCAGACGCACCAAATACGTCTGACAGCACAAATATGGTTACAGGTAAACAGATTTATGATATACCTGTAGCAAGCGAAACTCTGGCTAAGTCTTTTAATAGACCTCGTTCAGATAGCGCCCTTTTAGGAGACGCGACCGTAGTAGCACTTGGAAAAGTGGTACTTGATTTGACCTCGAGCACCGACACGGGGTCATTGAGGAGTCAGGGGTACTCTGACTTTACCTATTTTGCGGAAGACTTTGTCGGAGCTTCCACTACGTTCTGAAGGAGATCGTTATGATTAACGAAAACTTGAAGCTCTCCGGCCAGCTTAACATAGTCCTGAAGGACAAGGCCGGAAACGTCAAAGACTCGCGAGATTTGAAAAACCTCGTCGTGAATACTGGACTTGCGTACATTGCGTCACGCATGAAGGATACCACTAAGGGTGCAATGTCACACATGGCCCTAGGGTCAGGAACTACTACTGCCGCAGCGGGCCAAACAGACCTCGTGTCTATTTTGGGTTCTCGCGAAGCACTAGATACAACCACCATCTCAGGTTCAAATAACGAGAAAGTTGTTTACGAGGCTTCTTTTGAAGCTGGCGATGCAACAGGTGCGGTCACTGAGGCCGGTATCTTTAACGCAGCGAGTTCGGGTGACATGCTATGTCGCACAAAATTTAACGTCGTAAACAAAGCAGCTGATGACACGATGTCCGTGACTTGGACCATCAC